GGCAGATCGATGTCGAATTTGTCGCTGTCAGCGAGCTTGAACGTCTTGTTCTTCGCTCCAACGCTCGAAACTTTGGACCACGAATGCGGCATGATCGGGCGTTGCTCGATCAACTTCATCGTGTGATTCGCACCACTCGCATGCGCCGCGAACTCATAGACTTCGGCCAGCTTCAGCGCGATGTCGACAATGTTCTGCCGTTCACGCAGTGCGATGGCGCGAGCCGCGGGCGGCTTGGCCGTGTAGACACCTTGTTCAGGCTCTTTCTTGTCAGTTGCCATGTTGACTCCTAGATAAAGGGTTTGATGAGTGGCCAAACTTCGTCGGCCGGTAGGGATGTGACTAACTGCTCGAGGATCTCAGGTGACACATCGTCCTCGTCGAACCGATATTGCAGGTACGACGGATTCTGAAGCACGAGTGCGTCGATGAATGACAGGGCACCCAATTTCCGCTGTTGGTCGTAGTACTCCGCAGTGATGGACGCAGGGGAGCGCCCGACATGCCTTTGAAACACGTCCTCGTAGATCCCGTAGGCCTCCGAGTATGACGGCGACTTCGCATAGTGCTGCCGACGCTCGCGATCACCGACAGCCCAAAAGTTGCGACGCCTGTGATTGTCCACACCGAACTCTGGCACGAGCCAGTTGACGAAGAATGACGCGATGTTTGGCGCCAGTTGAAGCTCACCTCTGTCGTCGGTGTAGGGCACGTTGCCAAGAAAAGAGATTGGCGTTTCAGGTTCGACAGCCATGTAGTCGGCGCTATACTCGCCGTTCATGACGTGCTCCTGGAACACGACCTCGTTCATCAGCACGACACAATCGTCACCCATGTTGAGGAAGCCATACTTCGGATGTTCACCTCGCAATATCGCGTCGACCCCGAACTCAAGCACATCGTGGTAGAAGTTATCAGCCAGGATGAGATATTGGGTCATCATGACGAGCTTCCCAACGTCGGGGTTTATCGAGATACCGCTAGGGAGGCCCGGCTCCATCGTGAAACTGTTGACATCGAAGGGGTCGTCCCCGAAAATCGGGTTAAACTTCTCCTCTGAGGTACCAGCAATCCACGGGTACGGCACCACGTACGGGGCAGCGAACATCAGACGAATCAGCTTGACCAACCGCCGATCCATGTAGTGCTCGAGCTCTTCACAGAGCGCATCGACCATGAAGGTCGGGACCGACTGGTCAAACTGCTTGACGTCGAAGCCGGCGAGGTACTTGAATTGCCGCATCTTCTCCAAGATCGACTCCGGAGTCCGATGCTTCCAAGTGAACTCGTAAGCTTTGAGATAGTGCTCACGGCAGGTGGCTAGCACGGAAGCGACGACGTAGTTCGGTACAAAAGCCATCCCGTATACTGTCCTGCGCCTCCCGGCGAAGTGACCGCTCAACGGCACGCCATCGATGATGATCTCTTTTGATGCTGGCCGACGCCCGGTCAGCACACCCGCGCGAGCGCTTGCCTCGTCTGACACTTCACGTGGCTTCGAGGTAAAGACGCCGTCCTTCAAGGTCACCTTATCAGCCTGGGTCCTCTCACCCGTCGTGCTAACGATGGCAGCGTTGTATTGGATGAACAGCTCATCGAGACGGTCATCATCAACGAGGGT